GCCCAAGACTGGCGCGAGGCGATGGCCGAGAAGTACGCCGACCGGATGGCGCGCGCTGGCGACCTGCTCCAGATGCGCGGGGTGGACGTGCCCGATCTCGGCAAGCTGGGAGAGGCGTTCCGCGTCGAGCTGCGCCGGGCCTACCGGGCGGGCCAGTCGTCCGTCCGAGAAGAGATCGACCGGATGGTGGCACAGCCCGAGCTTGCCCAGGCCATCGAGGAGGGCGACTTCGAGACGACCCGAGACGGGATCGAGGTCGAGTCACCCGAGACGGTGGCCGTGCTGTCCCAGTGCGCCTTCTCCTGGACCGGCCAGGGGCTGACGGGGCTGCGCTACATCATGAGCCTGAGCGAGGACCCGCGCCTGCTCCTGGCGCCGCCCAAGGCCCGCAAGGTCAAGGCCGGCAAGCCCGACGCCCCGGGCGAGTCGGTGGCGGATGAGATCGACCCCGAAGACGCCGTGGAGAACGTGGCCCGGACCTCGGCCCTGGCTGCTGGTGACCGGGTGAAGACCGCGAGCATCACCGCTGTCCAGTCTGCCGCCATCGGTGGCGTCTTGTCTGCCGAGGCCATTGCCGAGACGGTGGCCGGGGCGGTGACCTCGCTCTCCCCTGGGGCTGACCTGGTGGCAGCGCAGCGGGACACCAACACGATCTTCGGTCTGGGCCGCATGCAAGAGGCCAGGGCCGAGGGTGTCGAAGAAGGGATCCGCTCTGCCATGCTGGAGTCGACTACCTGCGATGTCTGCCTGAGCAAGGACGGCGCGCGCTTCGCCATGGAAGATCTCGACGAGTACGCCACCCCGGACCCGGACTGCCTGGGCGGGGACCAATGCAACTGCATCGTCATCTTCATCCCCAAGGAGGAATAGATGGAAGCCCTCGCAGAATGGACGACCGCCTACATTAACGACCTGCCAGATTCGGCCTTCCTGTACGTCGCCCCGGGCGGCGAGAAGGAGGACGGCAAGACCAAGCCTCGGAGCCTGCGCTACTTCCCCGTCCGAGACTCCAAGGGCTCCATCGACCTCCCGCACCTCCGCAACGCCATCGCCCAGGCGCCCAAGGCGAAGCTCCCCGCCGCGATCATCGCGGAGGCTCAGGCGAAGGGCCGCAAGATGCTGCGCGCCGAGTCCGAGGACATGGCCGAGAAGGATGAGGACGAGGAGGACAGCGCCACGGGCGAGATCCGCAAGGTCGGGCCGTGGCAGTCGTCCGAGGTCTACGTAGGAGCCCCCTACCTCCTGGCCGACGGCCCTCAGAGCTGGGTCGAGATCGTGCGGTCGGGTCGCTTCTTCGGCAACACTGGGCCGAGCCCCCGGAAGGTCGACCTGACCGAGGAGGACGTGTATTCGATGGCGCGCACCTACGGCCAGGTGATGGCTGAGAAGTGGTTCAGCGACGGAGCCCCCGTGGGCTACAACCACGCCCAGGCGATGGGCGACCGGACCCCCGAGGCGACCAGGGCGGCGGCTCGGATCCAGCAGGTCGAGGTCAGGCCCAACGACCACGGGGGCGTCAGCCTCTGGGGCCTCTTCTCCTGGACCGGAGAGGGCGCAGGCCGCGTGGAGGCGGGGGAGTTCAGCGCGATCAGCGCGGAGTTGATCCCGCCGTCGTCTGCTACATCGAAGGCGACGGGGGCACCTCTGGGCGGCTGGGCGCTGGTCGGCGCCTCGCTCACCAACAGTCCTTTCATTCCGGGTATGCAGAGCCCCGCCGTGTCTGGTACGCTCGCCGCAAGTGAATCGATCACCAACCGGATCTACCTGTCTGAGGCGGGGCCGGAACGCAAGGAGAACCCCCGAATGTCTGACATCCTCGTCAAGCTGGCCGAGGCTACCGGGCTACCGACCGAGGCTCCCGAGCTTCTGGCCGAGGTCCGCCGCCTTCAGGATGACGCCGCCAAGGCGGTCGTGCTCGCCGAAACTCTCGAAACTGCCACCCAAGAGGTCGAGTCCCTGCGGACCCGGAACGTGCTCCTTGAGGACCGCGAGAAGACGCGCACCCTCGACGCGGCGTGCTCCATCGGACGCATCGCGCCGACCGAGCGCGATCAGTTCTGGAAGGTCCTTGAGACCCTGGGCGAGGACGACACTCACCGCCTCTTCACCGAAGGCCGCGTCCCCGTGGGTCGTGACTCCTCCGAGCAGGCACCCGCCGAAGCCGCCCCCACCGACGCTGTCGACGCCTTCGTGGCGCTGATGGATCGGTTCATGAGTGAGGGCAAGTCCGAGGTCGAGGCTTGGCAGCTCGCTGCCCAGGCGAACGGCTCCACCCTCTACATCGAGGAGAACTAGAAAATGGCTGGTTACATCAAGGGAATCTCGGCGACGTTTATCTCCGCCGCCGACTACTCCGCGACCCCCTATCGGATCGTCCACGTGACCGGCGAAGACATCGTCACCAGGAGCACTGACGCCGACGGCGTGGGCCAGTTCCCGCTCGGCGTCTTGACCGACGAGGTTGGGGCCGCATCTGGGGACGCTGTCACCGTGCAGCTGTCGGGGATCGCCAAGGTGGAGGCCGGTGCCGCTACTGCGGTTGGGTCCTCAATTACGACCGACGGAAGTGGCCGAGGAGTCGCCGCCGTCGCCGGCGACTTCTGTATCGGGATCTCGCTTCAGGCCGCCGGGGACGCCGGTGAGATCATCCCTGTTGCTATCACCTCTTTCGTCTTCGCCTAGGAGCCTGAACCATGGCAAATCGCGCAAATCTCGGAGTCGACCGGATCCTTTCCCGTTGGACTCTCCTCCTCAAGAATCGCCCAAACATGTTCGTGGCCGACAGATGCCTGCCCCAAAGCGTTGTCAACCACCCTCGGGGCAGCTACTACACCGTGGATCCGGGGATGTCCTACGCCTCCCCCGGCTATGGTCTCCTCCGCACTAGCGGCGCGGACTTCCGGCGGATCACGACGGACGTGAGTCAGTCGAGCCTGTACACGCTTGCCGAGTACGGGATCGAGGCCCCGGTCGACGACATCGACCGGGAGTTCGCCGGCTCGGACGCTCTGGACCTGCGCCAGGCCGCGACCGAGATCGCATGGAATGCCGCGATGATCGAGCGTGAGCGGGACTTCGCTGACCTGCTCTTCTCGACCGCGACCTTTAGCGGTTACACTGCGGCGCTCTCGTCAACCGACCCATGGGACAATGCGGCATCGTCTCCCCTGACGCAGGCCGACGAGGCGTGCGAGTCCATCCGACAGAACACTGGCGTTCCCCGCTCTGATGTTTCGCTTCTGGTGGGCGCCAAGGTCTGGGAGGCCCTGCGCAAGAACACGGCCATCACGGACTTCTACAAGAACGTGGTCGCCGGCAAGACGCACCTGGACGAGGCCACGGTCGCCAGCGCGCTGGGGATCAAGGAAGTTATCGTGGGCTCTGCTGTCGGAAACTCGGCAATCGAGGGCGCGACGAAGACCATGGCGAATCTGTGGGGTAAGTTCGCCCTGTTCTATCACAAGGTCGACGCTCCCCGAGCGCTCACACCGCACGGCGTCGGCGCCTGCTTCACGATGGCGGGCCGACAGGCTGGCCGGGTGGAGCGGTTCCGCGAGGAGCCCCGCAGCGAGATTATGCTGGTGTCCTGGCTGGAGGCCCGCGTGGTCACCAACGCCAGCTCCGGCTACCTCTACAGCACGGTCGTCAGCTAATGAAGGTCTGCGTCTGCGCAGGTCAGAGGGTCATCCAGGGGGGCGTCTCGCATTGCGCGGGCGCCGTCCTGGAGCTTTCGTCCGACGAGGCCGAAGCCATGATGGCGATCGGCGTCGTTGAGAAGGTCAAGGCCCCAAAGAAGAAGGCCCCCGCCAAGAAGAAGGCGAAGGCCGAAGAGGCTGAATGATGAAGCTGATCGCGTGCTGTCCCATGTCTGTCGACGGTGCCAAGCTCTCGCCTGGCGACGCCTTCGACGCGACCGACTACAGCGGCGCCAAGCTCATCGCTCGGGGCGCTGCCAAGGCCGCGCCCAAGGGCAAGTCCAAAGCGAAGAAGAAGGCCGAGGACAAGGCCGAAGAATAGGGGAGCACCGTGGCCTATAACGCAGACCTTGCCACGGCGACCTCGATGGCTCCCCAGCTCGGGACACTGAGCGGCAGCACCACGCCCACCAGCACTCAAGCGAACGTGATCTGGGCGCGGGCCTACGACCAGGTCCGGGCGGCCCTCCTCGCCAACGGACTCAGCACGACGGTGACCGCGTCCAGCGTGGCCGCCGGCAGGGCTCAGCGTGCCGAG